AGGTGCGGATCTTTTTTGTTGCCCGTATGTTGGAGTAATTGAAGGAAAAGTAGCCATTATGCAAGTAAACCTCCAGGTCTTTTCTGCTGTACTAATTCAGATTGTACCGCTACAGATATAAGTCGACCAAGTTCTCTACCTTGTTGTTCATCACCTTCAACTGAAGAGCCAGAAGCATCTACATTAACAACAATATTAGTTGAACCGCCAAGCATTTCATTTGGTGTAATCATTCCAGATACACCTGGACTAAACATCTCAGGCCCACGTTCCCCAACAAGATAACTGTTTCCACCTTTTACTGGTCCTCCATTTGCCCTTCCAAAAGTAAAACGTGATACTTGTTGGTCGGGAGTTAAAATCGGAGTTGCACTCACTGCATCTCTAGTAAAGTTATTACCACCACCAAAATTAAACATATTACTAAATAATCCTAAAAATCCTTTTTGTAACTGCACGGCTGCTAATTGTGCAGCAAAATCTAAGAAATGATCTGCAATCCTATTTAACATATTTCTAAAGGCATCTTGAACAGTCATCGTTCCATCAATAATTCCTTTAAATGAATCCTTAAATCCATCTCTTATAGCTTCACTTAAATCTAATACTTGTCTCATTGGAGTTAATAATTGTCTTAATTCATCAGTAGGTGCACGAAATTCTGCTAAAAACTGCATTTGTTCATTTATTTTTATTTGATTTTCTAAAAGTTCTTCTGCGGTTAAATTTGTATCATCAAATTCTTCATTAAATTCTTTTTGTTTTTTAGTTCTAAATTCTTGTCTTTCTATTTCTGTATCGTATGCTTTTTTAAATTTACCTCTGCTATCTTTAAAAACTGCATTAAAATCAAAATCTTTTATTTTTTGATCTGTTGCACCTTTTCTTCTTATGTTAATGATTTCTTTTTGAAGTTCTAACTGAGCTTCTAATGGTCCTTTAGTAGCTAATGTTTGCAATAATTCTCTTATTTTTGCTTCACTTATATTTCCTGATAATTCTTGTATTTTACCTAAAACGGATTCTGTATCTCTTAATCCTGATAAAGAATCAAAAACATCTCTAGAACCAAAAGCTGACAATAATGTTCCTGCCTGATCTGCTCCAAAAGTTTTAAAAGTTGCTGCTAGTTTAATTGCTTCTTCATTTGTAATATCAAATTCTTTTGCTAAATCTTTTATTTCTTTTCTAGAAAATTCAGAAGAAATACCCATACTTGATATATCTTTATTTAAGTTTCTTACTTGTTTTCTAAAAGCTCTAACTTTCTCTATCTGAGCAGCAAGAGCAGTAGCAGCAATAGAAGCAGCAAAACCTCCTCCTGGTGCGAGTGCTCCTCCAGCAGCACCAGCTATACCACCCATAACGGAACTTAATCCACCAGCACCAAACAATAAAGGAAAACCTCCACCAATCAATCCACTACCAACACCACCTTTTAACCTACCCATTGCACCACCTGGCATGGCAAAAGGTCCGCCTTGTGCATTTTTACCAAAACCTAATCTGTTTTGTATTGGTAATCGAGGACCAATTTGACCTCCTGGTATTCCAAAATTACCCCCAGGCAATGCACTAAAAGCTCTTTGTGTTTGTTGTTGTGTTTGTATTGTTGCTATTTTTGCAACTTTTTTATCAATATTTTTTAAATGTTTATCTCTATCTTTTCTATTATGTCTATCTATAGATTTTTGTTGTGAAACAGTTAAAACATTTGGAGATGGTATTTTATCTGCTTTCTGACTAAAACTTTTAAATGCACTACTGCCACCTTGAAATCTAAATTTATTCATCAATGCAGTTCTTTCTTTAAGTTCTTTATTTACCATTCTTTCTGCTGAAGCTAAATCTCTAGCAGCTAAAACACTAGCCTTTGTTCCTAAAACAGTTTTATTAAATGCTCGTTGAGCTTCTCTTAAGGTATTTGATAAATTACTAAGACTTGCAAGATTAGATTTAGCAGTTTGACTTATTTCTGATAAACCTTGCCTTGCTCGTCTTGCTGTCTCAGCAGTTTTATCTAATTGTTTATTAAACGCAGTTAATTTATTAGTATTTTTTATAGCAACACTAATATCGACATTATAATTAGCCACTTGCTATAAAAATTAAAACATTTTCTCTATATTACCTTCTTTTACCTCTTAAAGCATTAGTTTTTTGTGCTTGTTCACGTTGCTTTTGATATTCTTCATTTTCAATTTCATTATATGCAGCCCAACCTACCATTTCTTCAATAGTCAAAGTTTCACATAACTCAGCAACAGTTTTATGTAATGTTTTAGCTAAAGAAAATAGAAAATGCCAATCTTTACTAGCTTTTCAAATCGGCTTTAGCCTCTTTTACCTCCTTGTCAGCACCTACTGTAATCATTGCTATTTGAATTTCCTCAAGAATAGATGCTGATATTTCTCTTCTTAATGAAGCCTTATCTCCATCTTGAAAAAGTCTATTACCATCTTTATCTAATGCTTTTTCAATCATCATTTGTAAAGCGTAATCATTAGTATCATCTGTACCAGTTTTTTTCTGTATTGCTTCTCTTTCAGCAATAGTTAATGGATGCCAGTAAATACTTAAGATAATTTCATCATCTTGTTTTACATCATGTTTGTACAGTTGTGAAACTCCAAACTTATTTTTGAGTAGGTCTACTGCTCTAGTCATATATAAAAGTAATATTACATTACTATACTACGCATTTGCAGTGAATTGGCAAGATATTAGGCCTAAAAAGTGTGCAGAGTCATCTAATTCAATAGGAGCAGGACCAACAACATCTAATACTCTAGGATCACAACTAAAGGTATCTACATAGTCAGAAGCATTAACAGAAGTAAGTCCATCAATAACAGCTTCTCCTAAAGAAGATAAAACTGCACTACCTTTACCTCTTGGAACATAAATATTACATTGAATGACACCAGAATAAAAGTCCTGTGATGCACCTTGAGTTTGTGTTGTAGCTTGTGCAAAATCTATTGACATAACGATATATTTTTTAGTTTTTCCAGGAGTTTTATAAATCATATTGTCATAAATCATCTCTACAGTTGGATCTACGTTTTCAACTGCATCTGTTACTGCTTTTTCAAAAGCTGCTCTGGTGTTAACTAAAGTCATGGATTAGTGTAATCAACAAATGCGTCATCAGTACCACCAAATAAACCAAAACCTTTTAAAGGTCTTACATTCTCAGATTTATATTTAACTCCAGAACCAAATGTACCAACACCTAATTTTGGTTTTTCTGTAAATGTTTTACTAATTAATTTATCAAGTTCTCCTTGAACATATCGAGGTACTCCGCTTCTAGGAGATGCTAAAGCTCTAGCTGCATATTCTGACCTATTACCAATAAATACTTTTGAATAAGGTTTGAAGTTAAATGAAAGTGTACTAAGAAATCTAGGTTCAACTACTGCACCAGGAGCTTTTGTACCATCTCTTGATGGTTTAATACCACTCCAAGGAGCATGATCTTTTCTTGATTGATCTGGTCTAGGTCTTTGTGTGCTTGCTGTCCAACTTGAAGCGAAAAAACCAGTATCAACAGCACTATATTCTTCAGTTGATAAATCAGTAATAATTGTTTTTATCAAAATATTAAAATCTCTTTCTAATTTATCAGTAAGATCCTTTCCTGCATTTTCAACACGTTTAGCTTTTGCCATTAGAACCTCACCAATAATGTAAACAGATAAGTTTGTCCACCTTGTTTTGTATCTATATTAATTATCTGTCCTGTTCTTACAGATCCAGCATAAGTTAATTTAACTTCATCTTCAAAACTAGGTTGATTATCACCAATCAAATCAGGTGTAATATAAATTTTTGCTTCTCTTCTTTCTCTACCATTATTTTCTGTAGACTCAATAAATTCAACTGGTGCTTTTATATCAGAATAACTTGTATCAACACTAACTTCTTCACCAGTATCAATGTTATAACTAGAAACTCCTTTTTTTACATAGGTAATAGTTGAATCTAAAGAACTACCTAAAGTTGCCACTATGTCTTTAGCAACGCTTTTTAGTAATGAATCTAATTGACCTGCCATTATCCTCTAACTACCCTCATTTGAAAAGTACCTGCTCCACCTAACATATATGCTCCAAGATAACTTTGTAACCAAGGATATTTATCCATAATATTATTTACAGTTCCAGTACCTTGACTTTTTGTGTTGTATTTTACTTGAATATCTCCTAATTTTACTTGTTCTATATTTCCGTCTGTACCAGTATTACCTGTCATAGCATCTGTTTCATTAGCTAAAGCTCTGGCTAATTCATATTGTGCATATTTAATATTATTTGGAATAGTTGAACAACTTAACTCAACTCTATCTACCTGATAATTAGTTCTTGGAAATTTTAATGCCTGATTTTCGTCACATCTATCTCCTTGAAAGACAAAAGTATCAATCCATCTTGTAGCAGCTATTAATGATCTATTTTTTTGATCGTCTGTTTTATTAG